CTAACTTCGTTTCAAAAGTTGAGTTAGACGATTCAGATCTAGCGACTTCTGATGGCCAATTAAAGGTTATCGGATTGTCTAAAGATCCTGATAATAATGATTTAACTTCTGCTAACGTTAATTGGGTTGTTACAATCAATGAACACTTCTTGAAAAAAGAAGCAGGTATCTAATAAGGGAGAATAACTATGGCGATATCAAGAGGACAACTAGTCAAAGAACTAGAGCCAGGTTTGAATGCTTTATTCGGCCTGGAATACAAACAGTACGAGAATCAACATGCAGAGATTTACACTACTGAATCATCAGACAGAGCGTTTGAAGAAGAAGTAATGTTATCTGGATTTGCTCAAGCGCAAGTTAAACCTGAGGGTTCTGGCGTAACTTTTGACAATGCTCAAGAGACTTACACAGCTAGATACACTCACGAAACTGTGGCTTTAGCATTCTCAATTACTGAAGAAGCTATTGAAGATAATCTGTATGACAGATTAGCATCTAGATATACAAAAGCGTTAGCTAGATCAATGGCAAACACAAAACAAGTTAAAGCTGTTAATCCACTGATTAACGGATTTGGTACTTTCACATCAGGTGATGGTTCTGCATTATTTGCAACAAACCACACTACAATTGCAGGTACTACTTCTAACACTTTAGCTACTGCAGCTGACTTAAACGAAACATCGTTGGAACAGTCAATGATCGACATTGCTGCAATGACAGACGAAAGAGGTCTGAAAATTGCATCAAGAGGCGTGAAAATGATTATTCCTTCTGCTCTTCAGTTTACAGCTGAGAGATTAATGAAATCTCAAGGTAGAGTGGGAACAGCAGATAATGACATCAACGCAATTGCGTCTATGGGAATGTTACCTCAAGGTTATAGAGTTAACAATTTCTTAACTGACCCAGATGCGTTCTACATTATCACTGACGTGCCTAATGGAATGAAGTATTTCCAAAGAGCAGCTATTAAAACTGCTATGGAAGGTGACTTCGATACTGGTAACGTAAGATACAAAGCTAGAGAAAGATACTCTTTCGGAGTTTCTGACTTTAGAGGTATTTTTGCATCACCAGGTGCGTAATCAATAAATTTTGTGGCGGACATAGTTCCGCCACAATTAACTGCTATAATAGAAAGACTTATGAAAAAATTTTTAGTAACAATTTGGGCCTACGATCATCACGCAAAATTTGAAGTTTTATCCCAAGATAATCCAGAAAGCTTGGAAAACGCTATCCTTGACAAGCTAGGAGAAAATGATATAAATTGGGAATTCCTTGGAAACAGCTACGCTGACAAGGTAAACAGAATAACCTATGAGGAGGTTATAGAGGATGACAATGCAAAAACATCTAGAGGACCTGTACCACAAGAAGGAAGGTCTGGATCTACAGTGGAAGCAGGAGCATCTTAAAGAGGGTAGATATACTCTCAATATGGTTAAAATTGACCGAGCGGTTAGAGAAGTAATTAATCATATAAAACTTGCTGAAGCAGCAAAAGAGCATCAGCAAAATAAGATAGAAGGCTCGCAACCACAAGTTTCTGTAGCTACTTAAACAAAAAGCTACATCGTTGAATAAATTCAATTCACACTACGGGATCTCTTGCACTCTATTTAAATCTAGTATATAAAATAATCACTATACAATTAATTAGATCATAGACGAGTATAGTCGACGGCCTAGAGACTATGATCGGAAAACTAGGAGGATATAATTATGGCAACAACTACATTTTCGGGACCAGTAAAAGCGGGAACGATAAGAGAAGGAGCTAGTGCAAACGCAGGTTTTGTATTAATGGCTCAATCAGCAGTGATAGATATCATTGGTGCAACAGCTACAACAAACGTAGGAATTATTCCTGCAAATTCACAAATTGTAGATGTAGTATTAAACGTTACAACTGTTTCTAACGATGGTGGAACTGCAACAGTTCAAGTTGGACATGCAGGTGATACTGATGAGTATTTACCAGCTACTAACGTAAAAGCTTTAGCTACAACTAGAGGCACTATACAAACTGATGGTACAGATATTGGTACATCAGACCAAACTGTAACTGCTACATTTACAGCAGCTAACGGTGATGGTACTACAGGTGCAGCTACTGTTACTGTTTTGTACATACAAAATAATAACTTAAGTTAATAAATAATTAGTGTGGGGCTTCGGCCCCACATAAATTTAACGGAGAATATTATGGCAGGCGGTGGATCTTTTTTAAGTGATCAAAAGTTTACAACATTAACAGCAGACGGTAATTTTAAAACTATCACTGGTGGAAGTACAAATTTAGGGCCATGTAGAGTGACTTATATACAAGCTCATGGTGGGTCTAATTGTTTAGTAAAATTATATGATGGAACTAGCACAGGTGGATCTTTAGAATTTCAAGCTAAATTTAGTTCTGAAGGACTTGATTTAATGGTCCCTGGTTCTGGTATAAGATTTAAAACAGGAGTTTATTTAGACTTAACTACAACAGACTCCGTAACAATAGGATATACAGGATAATGAAATCAGACGTAAGGGCAGTTAGAAAAACAGGAACAGGTTCTGTGTTTGCAGGAAGAACAAGATTAAGAGGAATTATTTTAGCTTCATCTGGTTCTGCAGGTTCGGTTACTTTACAAGATGGAAACTCAGTAACACAGTTTCAAGTAGACGTACCAGCAGGAGATGTATTTGCTTATAATCTTGCAGAAGACGGAATTGTATTTGAAAGCGGAATGACAGTTTCTGCTATCTCAAATGCAACTGTAACTGTTATTATAGATAAATAGGAGAGTAAATGGCTAACACTACTTCAGGTACAGCTACCTTTGAAAAAGGTTTTTCTATTTCTGATATTGTTGAGGAAGCCTATGAAAGAATAGGAATACAAGGTGTTTCTGGTTATCAATTAAAATCTGCAAGAAGATCATTAAATATTTTATTTCAAGAATGGGCAAACAGAGGTTTACATTATTGGGAAGTTGCAAACAATAGTATTACTTTAGTTGCAGATAAAGCTACCTACACTATGTTTAGATCAACAGCTGATGGTACTTCTGATGCAACTGCTGTTTATGGTGTAGATGATATATTAGAAGCGTCTTTTAGAAATTCATCTAATGTTGACACACCTCTTACAAAAATAAATAGATCAACATATCAAGCATTATCAAATAAAACCTCAACAGGTCAACCAACACAATATTTTGTTCAAAGATTTATAGATAAAATTACAGTTACTTTGTATCTAACTCCTGGAAGTTCAGAGGCAGGTAAATTTTTAAATTACTATTATGTAAAAAGAATTCAAGATGCAGGATCCTATACTAACGATGCAGATGTGCCTTATAGATTTGTTCCTTGTATGATTGCAGGTCTTGCATATTATTTATCAGTTAAATTTTCACCAGATAGAATGCAGATGTTAAAATTATTATATGAAGATGAATTAAACAGAGCTTTACAAGAAGATGGATCTTCTTCTAGTTCTTATATAACACCAAAAACTTATTACCCAGGAACTTAATATGAATAAATACGTAGATTATACAAAGGCTGTAAGAGAATTAGGTTTACAACCTTTACGTATTGATGAATTTGAATCATTAACAGGTGCGTTGGATATGCAAGAAATAATTAAATTAACAGAACGAATGCAAAAAGCAGAAAAACCTTTAGGTAAAGATTAATGTCAAATTTAAGTAAAGGTAAATACGCAAAAGCAATATCAGATAGATCAGGTATGGAATTTCCATATAAGGAAATGGTTACAGAATGGAATGGATCATTTGTTCACATATCAGAATTCGAAGCAAAACATCCACAATTAGAACCTAAAAATCATGGTGGAGATGCACAAGGTTTACCACAAGCAAGACCAGATAGAACAGAACCAGCTACACAAAATTTATTACCTAGTAATCCTTTTAGTTTAACAAGCGGATCTGCAAGTGTCACAGTTACTGAACCAAATCATGGTCGATCAAATAGTGATACTGTTAGATTTAGAAATGTAGAAGGTAGTCCTGGAGGACTAGCATT